CTGTCGCCGCGCTCTATGCCGCCGGGCGCGTGCGCCATGTCGGGATGTTTGCGCGGCTGGAGGATCAGCTGTGCGGGCTGCTGGTGGGCGGCAGCTACGCCGGCCCCGGCCGCAGCCCCGACCGCGCCGATGCGCTGGTGTGGGGGTTGAGTGAATTGATGCTGGGGCCAAACCAGCGCCCAAGCGTGCGGCAAATGTAACCCATCTCGCCCAAGACAAAGGAAATCCGATGGCATTGCTCGACAATATCCTCTCCGCCTTCAAGGGCGGGGAGCACACCCGTGTGCCTTTGGCGCCGGGCCTCATGCAGGGTTGGTATCCGGCGTTCGAGGCTGGCCCGGCCCCGCGCAGTTACGAATACAGCCGCGCTGTCACCGAGGGGTTTCTGGCCAACCCGATTGCCCAGCGTTCGGTGCGGATCGTGGCCGAAAGCGTCGGCCAGGCGCCGCTTGCCTGTGACGATCCGGGCCTTGCCGCACTGGTCACCGCGACCAGCGCCGGGCAGTCGCTGGTCGAAACGCTGGCCGCGCAGCTGCTGCTGCACGGTAATGGCTATGTCCAGATCCTGAAAGACGCGTCAGGCACGCCGGTTGAACTGTTCGCGCTGCGGCCCGAACGGATCAAGGTGGTAACCGGGTCGGATGGCTGGCCCTGCGGTTATGATTACACCGTCGCCGGGCGCACCACGCGCATCGCGCTGGAGGATGAGGATGGTTGGCCGGGGATCATCGCGATCCGGACGATGCATCCGCTCGACGATCATTGCGGCGCGGGCGCGCTGGAGGCTGCGTGGCAGGCGGTGCTGATCCACAATGCCGCGACCAACTGGAACCGCGCGCTGCTGGAAAATGCGGCGCGGCCGTCGGGCGCGCTGGTCTATGAAACCGGCGACGGTGCGACGCTGGCGCATGAACAGTTCGAGCGGTTGAAGCGCGAGCTTGACGTGGCGTTTTCGGGCGCGGCCAACGCCGGACGGCCGATGCTGCTCGACGGCGGACTGAAATGGCAGAGCATGGCGCTGACCCCGGCCGACATGGACTTTGCCACGCTGAAAAGCGCGGCGGCACGCGACATTGCGCTGGCGTTCGGGGTGCCGCCGATGCTGCTCGGCCTGCCGGGCGACAACACTTATGCCAATTACCGTGAGGCGAACCGTGCGCTGTGGCGGCTGACGCTGCTGCCGCTCGCGGAAAAGCTGTTTGCCGCGCTGCGCCAGGGCCTCAGCCCGTGGTTTCCGCAAGCCGCCATCGGCGTCGATCTCGACCGGGTGACCGCGCTTTCGGAAGATCGTGAACGGCTGTGGTCGCAGGTGTCCGACGCCGATTTCCTGAGCCGCGACGAAAAGCGCCAGCTGCTGGGTCTGCCGCTCGAAGACACCCATGGGGACAATGCCCAATGAGCCGCGAAGATATGCTCGCCAGCCTGATGGCGCAGGCCCGTAACGACGGGGCCGAACTGGTTACGCTCAAGGCCATCATCGAGGAGTCCAGCGTGTTGGCCGCCGACCGCGTGCTTGATCGCCTCGGCCTCGGTGATCCCCATGCGGAAAATGATCTGGGCGAGCTGCGCGAACTGCTCAAAGCCTGGCGCGACGCCAAAACCAGTGCGTGGAAAGCGTTGATCGAATGGATCATCCGCGGCGCACTGGCGCTGCTTCTGATCGGGATCGCGGTGCGGCTCGGCGCGTGGGATTTGCTGTGAGCGCGCGGGGTTTGCGGTTTGCAGGCTATGCCGCACTGTTCGACATTGCCGATGCGGGACGCGACACGATCCGTCGCGGGGCTTTTGCCAAGACGCTGGCGGGGCGCCATACCCCGCTGCCACTCTATTGGCAGCACCGCCCCGACCAGCCGATTGGCGTGATTGAACACGTGGCCGAGTACGCGCGCGGGCTGCGCGTGATCGCCCGGATCGACCGGCCCGATAGCCGCGCCGCAATGCTGCTGGCGCAGGGCGCGGTCAACGGTCTCAGCTTCGGTTTCCGCACCCGCGCCGCCCGCCAAACCGGAACGGGCCGCGAATTGCTGGAGATCGACCTGCTCGAAGTCAGTCTGGTTACCCACCCGCTGCAACACGGCGCGCGGGTGCATTTTGTGAATTAGCCTGAAGCGATGGCGATTGCCTGCGCCGCGTTGGCTTTCCCCGCTCCCTCCGGTCGCTGCGGGCGGCCGGTCGGCCGGTCGGCCTTGTGGTCGCGCCGCGACCATTTTCCCGCAAGCCGTCACCACCTCCAATCGGCCGCCACCCGGGCGGCCTGTTTTCTGCCCAACCGAAAGGCCACTGCCCCATGGAAAATACCCCCACTGCCATGACCACCACCGATCCGCTGGATGCCAGCTTTGATATCCTCGCCCGTCAGGATCAGGCCGAAGCCGCGATTTCCGGCCTGCGCACCGATGTCGACGAGGTCAAATCGCGGCTTGACAAGGTCGCCCGCGCTGCCACTCGCCCGGCGATGGGCGGCGCTGCGATCAGCGACACTCCGGAAGTCAAAGGCTTTGTCGATGGCTATTTGCGCCGCGGGCGGGAAACCGAGCTGAAGTCGATCAGCGGTATCAGCCCAGCCGATGGTGGCTACGCTATCCCGCGCCAGATTGATGCGGTGATCGCCGCCGAACTCGCGGAAATCAGCCCGATCCGCGCCATTGCCCAGGTGGTGCAGACCGGCACGTCGGGCTATCGCAAGCTGGTCGCGACCGGTGGGATCGCATCAGGCTGGGTCAGCGAGGTGGCTCCGCGCCCCGATACCGGCACGCCGCAATTTGCCGAAATCGCCCCGCCAACCGGCGATCTTTATGCCAACCCGGCGGCCAGTCAGGCCATGCTTGACGACGCGGGCTTCGACATCGAGACTTGGCTGGCGAGTGAAATCGCGCTCGAATTTGCGCGCGCCGAAGGCACGGCGTTCGTGCGCGGCAGCGGGGTCAACCAGCCCGAAGGTTTCCTGACCGCCGTCACCGGCACCGCCGAAGACGGAGTACGGGCGTTCGGCACGGTGCAGTATATCGGATCAGGCAACGCCGCCGGGTTCGACGCTGCACCCGATGCCCGGTTGATCGACCTGATCCATTCGTTGAAGGCTGGCCACCGGCAGGGCGCGGTGTTCGTGATGAATTCGTCAACCCTGGCCACCGTGCGCAAGCTCAAGACCGCCGATGGTGCGTTCCTGTGGCAGCCGGGCATGGTCGAAGGCCAGCCTGACCGCCTGCTTGGCTATCCGGTGGTCGAGGCTGAAGATATGCCAGACGTTGCGGGCGGGGCGTTCCCGATCGCATTCGGCAACTTCCGCCACGGCTATCTGATCGCCGAAAACGGCGCTACCCGCGTGCTGCGCGATCCGTTCACCAACAAGCCCTTCGTGCATTTCTACGCCACCAAGCGGGTCGGCGGCAAAGTGCTCGATTCGAACGCGATCAAGCTGCTGAAGATCGAAGCCTAGGGCGCTGCCGAAATTCAATGGGCTTGGCCCGATTGGATTTCAGCTAAGCCCGTGCGGGGCACCTGAGCATTACCGCGCTGGCAAAAGCGCCTCCGCTTCGCTGTCCCGGCAGGGTTGAGTTCCCCCCTTTGCTCCCCTGCCGGGGTCTCGCGCCCGCATTGCTCCAGGCATCCTTCCCGCCTGACCCGGCGATGCGGGCGCACCTTGTTGTGAATACCATTCCAGGAGAACCCGCGATGGAGCGGATTATCGTGCAGCCTGCAGTGCTTGGCGGCGCTGCGCTGGCAGAATTGAAGCACTGGCTCGGGATTAGCCGCCCGGACGAAGACGCCGCCCTTATCGGACTGCTCGACGCCAGCCTTGCCATGTGCGAAGCCTTCACCGGACAGACCCCGCTGCTGCAGACGGTCGAAGAAGTGATCGCTGCGCGAAGCGGTTGGCAGGAACTCACCGCGCGTCCGGTTCGCGGCATTACCGGCGCCGCCCTGATTGCGGCCGACGGCACGCGCACGGTTCTGACGTTGCCCACTGACATCCTCGAATGGCGGATTGCGGGCAGTGCCTGCGTGCAATTGCTGCGGCCGTTCGATGGCACCGGTGTGGCCTTGCAGCTTGCGGTCGGCATCGCCGACGACTGGGAAACGGTGCCAGCGCCGCTGCGCCACGGGATCATCCGGCTCGCCGCGCACCATTACCGCGACCGTGACCGTGATGCCAAAGCCAGCAGCGCGCCGCCCGCCAGCGTCACCGCGCTGTGGCGGCCGTGGCGCAGCGTGCGGCTGACATGAT